CACAAACTAACTGCGTGCGCCCGCCCGCCCGCCGACACAAACCGCCGCCGCCTGCCCTGCCCCCGTGCGCCAACTGACTTTGGCTGGCTGCCGTATAATACGGCACTATTGACCCGCTATTGACTTTCTAAGTCCTATATGGTAGGCTTAAGCCATAATCAAAGAACCACCTATGACCGCTTAAAAAACCCAAATTGCCGTATAATACGGCACTTAACGAAAGGATAGAAAAATGGCGATTGACTTCGCGGCTCTGTTCGTTCAGAGCGCAAAGCAAGAACTAGCAAGCCAGCAAGTAGCAGCAAATATCAAAGCCGAAGCAGACCGCGCTCAGGCTATCTACCAGAAGGGCGTGGACATGATGACCGAGAAGCGCACTTACGCATTATCATTGGACGGCAAATGAGAGAGCGCGTGTTAAAGGTATTCGAGCAACGCGATAAGGGCTTGCTTACTGATTTTGAGATGTGGCAAGAAATTGCTGAAATTGCCGATTGGGCACTTAATGATATCGATAATACAAGATGAGCCGCTGGCGTTGGACACCCGAGCATGGGTGGCAGGTTATTGACATTGGAGTCCAGATACGCTATGATTGGGCTACAAGAAAATGGTACGAGGTGCGAGCGGTCTAATCTCGTACTGGTGGCTCACGAAGGGCAGTTACGCAGGTTCGAGTCCTGCGGTGAGCGCGTGATTGCCGTATAATACGGCGACACTTTAACGAAAGGTAAGAAAATGTCTAATAGCGAGTTAGAGTTTGATGCTGAATACTTCGTTGATGATTTAACTGATGAAGAGATTATTGAACTGGTTGAACTTAATGAGTGGGAACCCGACTTCGCAGATGAAGATGAGGATTTCTAATGATTACGCTCACGCTTACCGAAATGGAAGTGAACGAGATACGCAAGGCTCTCCATTGGGCTGAGCAATCTCACCGCAAGTACGGGTTCAAGGCTCTCGAAAGTCTGGTATCTGACCTGCGCAGTAAGATAAATGATGTCGTGCTTGACAATCATGACATGATAGTGTAAAGTAGTTCCTGTAAGTGATTGAGTTCGACCGCTTGCCGTATAGTACGGCAGCACTTAATGAGAAGGGAAAGTAAATGTTAGATGATGATGATGTAACTGACGTTCTATGCGCACACTGTGATAGTACGATAGACTCAGACAATTCTGTTCTATCTAATGCTGGAGAAATCCTATGCCCAGACTGTCGATATGTTTGCGAGAGATGCGACTGGATAGGTAATTCTTGGGATGAAAATCCCTGTGATGTAGAGGGTGACATATGGTGCCAGAACTGTACCGAGAACCATGCTTCTTGGTGCGAGCGACATGAAGAGTATGTCACCGATAGCATGTATTATATCCAAGATGTTCACGAGTCATGGTGCGTATACTGTGCGGAGAATCACTCCTCATGGTGTGAGGACTGTGACGAATACTATGCCGATGGTTGCCAATCCTGTAATGAGATAGGTCGAGATATCCATGACTACAACTATCGCCCTGACCCTATCTTCCGCTCAGTAACGGGCGAGAATACCAAGTTATACTTTGGTATCGAGATAGAAACAGAGAAGGGGCGAGGTGGATTAGACCTTAGTTCCTGCTCTGAATATGCTGCTCAACTAGAGCATGAGTATAACCTTGCTTATCTAAAGCATGATGGCTCGCTTAATAATGGGTTCGAGATAGTTACGCACCCAGCCTCACACGCTTACTACAAGCAAGAGGATAACCCTCTATGGACTGTGCTTGAAGGGTTGCGTACTGGCTATGGCATGAAGTCATGGGATACTGGTACCTGTGGACTCCATATCCATATCTCTCGAGCAGGCTTTAGTGGTGGCGCACACCAACACCGCTTTCTCCAACTGGTATATAGTAATCCAGAGTTCTACTCTACCCTTGCTGGTCGAGAGGCTAGTCACTGGGCTAAGTTCGATGACATAGTTAGAAGTGAGCGACAGATGGATGAAAATGGTTACTGGCACTACAAACAATGGCGTTCATATAAGCATAAGTTAGTGCGCCATAACGATAACTGTAGCGACCGCTACTCTGCGGTCAATACTCTCAACCGCCACACTCTAGAGATGCGTATCTTTAGGGGTAGTATCAACAGCAGGACAGTCAAGGCCGCGATAGACTTAGCGCATGCCAGCGTTGAGTACACACGAGAATTACGAGTTCCAGATGTATGGGCTAGTGCTTTAGTAGCCGAGAACTTCATGGAATATATCAAGATGAACGTAGAGTTATACCCAGAATTAAACGAGCGCATGAACAGATTGTTCACGCTTACAAACGCGGAATAGAGGATAGAAGATGTGTTTATTATTAGTGGCGCAGCCTAACAGCACGCCAAAAAAGAAGGATTTAGAGTGTGCTTCATGTAATAACCCTCATGGCTTTGGCTATGCGGTAATCGCTGGCGACAAGATTATATCTGGTCGCGGTATGTCTGCTAAGAAGGTTATCAAGGAGTTCCTAGCGGTACGCAAGGAGTTCCCAAATAGTTATGCCATGTTCCATGCTCGCTTGGCTACGCATGGCGTCAAGAATGAGGAGAACTGTCACCCGTTCAAGGTAGGTGGCGACTCACGCACCTATCTAGCGCACAATGGTATTCTTGATGTAGATATCCATGCTACTGACAAGCGTAGCGATACCCGTATCTTTGCTGAGGATATCCTGCCTAACTTCGGTGGCGTCAAAGGCTTAGACAATGACAACACGTGGATTATCCTTAGCAAGTGGGCAGTAGGTAGCAAGATTGCGGTGCTTACTGTAGACCCTGATGCTAAGGATGATTGCTATATTATCAACGAGAAGTCAGGCTTCTGGGATAATGACGGGATATGGTGGAGTAATGACTCATACAAGCCCAGTAGTTGGTCTTCATATTGGGATACTAAATACGAAGCAGTGCCGTATAATACGGCAGGCAGCGTCGAACGCATAGAGGATGCTCATATAGAGTTCGAGTGCCCGTCATGTCTGGGCATAGCGTATGAAGATGCCAACCCTTATTGGTGCGAGTTCTGTAATACATGCTTCGATTGTAGCGGTATCTTCAATGATACCTGCTTATGCTGGACACCAGAGAATAAACGATATGCCTTTAAGGGCAAAGAAGGGGTAGGTTATTACAATGGCACATTCGACTTCTAAGGTAGAGATAACACCAGTCCTATACGGACAGGATGTTCACAGTTATGTTACGCTTACTAAAACAGATGAGGGTGCCGTATTATACGGCACTTTCACCTCACTTGATGAGGCAATGGTTTGGGCTAAACAATTAATTAACGCTGAGATAATTCCCGTATATTATCCAGCATACAACAGGGGGTAACATGTTACGAATAACTGACGTTAATATGCGCGTATACTTGATAGATGTGATAGCCGCACTGTCGGCCAACACAAACCATGAGCACGATAAACTTATCGCGCAGACCAGACTAATGCTACAGATGTTGGAAGGATAATATGAATATAGATACCAAAGAACTGCTTCAGACCTATGATGTAAATCTATACGATACTAGGACTACTGGAACCATGAAGGAGTTTGAGTTAGTCAACCCACTCAATAACCAATCCTTTACTGGTCGCCTGTACTGGAACGAGAATGACGGATATGATATCTATTGGGACAAGCATGCGCCAGAGTTGGCGAAGCGTGACTACTTCGAGTCAGCCTTAGACGCTGCGTTAGTGCCGTATAATACGGCGGAGGAAGTATGATAGGGAACTGTACGGGGCACCAAGACCCCGATATGTGGTTCCCTGAGATGCCACCTAATCGACCTAGCATTGCTGGCACTGCGGTACTAGCACAGCGAGTCAATGAAGCCATTAGCCTTTGTAATTCCTGCCCTTCTAAGGTAGAATGTGACCTAGAAGGTGGCAAGCCCGAGAACCGTGCCTATGGCATATGGGGTGGCGTACTAGCAGGTGAAAGATTACTTGAGTCAGGCGTTAAGCGTGACGAACTGCCTAACTGGGCACCAGAAACATCTGCGATAGATTTATACAATCGCTTATCACCTTGGCTGGAAAGGTAATGAATGAAGCGAATCATAGCAATAGCAGTAGTTGCCGTTTTACTAGTGCTATGTCACCAATCAAAGACTGCCGAGCCAGTTCAAAGGGAATGGACTGTATCGGATAGTAAGTCATACGCTAAGAAGCAACTCTTAGCATGGGAGAAACACCAGTACGCATGTCTCGATATACTATGGACACGCGAGTCCAATTGGCAAGCCAATGCGTACAATCATCAGAAAGTAATGGGTCGCAATGCTTATGGGATACCCCAAATACTGGGGCTTAAGCGTGGGACTCACCCAACTGTACAGATTGACAAAGGCTTGGAGTATATCATATATAGGTATGGGACACCTTGTATGGCATGGAAATTTCACCAACGGAAGGGGTGGTACTAAATGCCAACGTATGAATATAAATGTGAAAAGTGCGAGCAACTCTACACCATACAGCGCCACGTAGATAAAAGAGACAACGCGGTGCTGTGTGACTGTGGTTGGGGAGCCACAAGAGTGTACTCAGCACCAGCAATTAAGTTCAATGGTACTGGTTTCTATAGCACAGGAGGGTAAATGGAGTACAGCAAAGAAGAGTTAGAAAAGCGTGAGATGTTGATTCAAAGTATATTAAAATCTTTAGAAGAGATAGGGAAAGATGAAGAACTCTAACTGGGACTTAGACCTCAGAGATGGTGAGCAAGGAGAGAGCAGGGTCGCAGACCTGCTTTCCCTTGACACTGTAGAGGTAAAGACAGACCGACGCTGGCATCAAACTGGTAACCTCTATATTGAAACTGAGTGTTACTATAAGAATTCACAGGCTTGGGAACCATCAGGCTTACAGGTTAGCAAGGCTACGCATTGGGCATTCGTACTAGAAGATAGTGTGCTGATAGTTCCTTTATTTAGATTGAAGGAAGCCGTCTATGAACTAGGTCGAGAAGTTACTTGTAACATACCGCCCAACCCCTCAAGAGGGTACTTGATAACCCCAGCAGTATTGCTGGAGTATATCAAGAACGCTAGACAGCAAGAGATTGCTGCGCATGAAGCATATGAAGCATGGAACAATGGACGAGGTTGAGGTTAGTTAGACGCATCCTCATCATCATTAGTCCGTTCACTACTATCGCTATCTGGGCTGGAATCTGGTTCGGATTCGATTTGTTCATGCGACTGTGTAGATTTCTTTACGTCATCTCTGTCTGAGAAAGGCTTGAAGCCACCAAGTCTAATCACCAGTTTACGTATAGCGCGGTTATGACGCATTCGCGCAGCGTCTTCACTACCTAGTTTCATCTCAGCAGCAATAGCACCATAGTCTAGCGACTCAGCATACTTATAGAAGAGCACCGTCCTATCCTCGATGCTTAACTTATGGTACGCAGCATCCACTTCGACCATCATCGCCATCATGTTACCGCCCTCTGCTGGTGCTGGTGGTCGACTTGGACCCGCTAGATTTAACTTATGCGATACACCAAACTCACCTCGTAACACAGCAGGGAGTAACGCTTCAACCATATCAGATTCGTAATAAAATAAATCTGATGTTTCATAGCCAACTGTTTTTGCTTTCCACTTCTGACAATAATCTAATGCTTGATTGCGAAGCGAACGATAGATTAAGTTCTTAGCATCCTTATGTCCGATTGCCTCCCAGTCATCCAGTTTATTTGGATGCTCGAGGAACCATTGGTATAAGGATTGTTTGATATCCTCTAATTCTACCATGTCATATTTTCTGTGATACTCAGAGGCTACGCCTACTACGATATAATCCCAAGGCTCAATACGATTCCAGTCCATCATTTTAATTGCCCTCTGTCTTTATAAATAACACCCAATGCGTTCCCATTCTTTTCCCTGAGGGATGTCCCAGAACTGCTTTCTCTGGAGTGAGTGATAGAATTTCTTTTAATGAAATTGATACTTCATTCCACTTAAAAATTAAAGTGCCTCCATTTTTTAATACTCTAAAGCACTCAGCAAAGCCCTGCTTAATATCATCTTGCCAAGTATCTTTGTCTAAGACTCCATACTTTTTGCGCATCCAAGATTTCTCAGACAGATTGAGCATGTGTGGTGGGTCAAATACTACGCATTGAAAAGACTTATCCGAGTAAGGTATGTTCCTAAAGTCCATAACTTCATCTGGTTCTATATGTATAGTCTGTCCATTAGTAAGAAGATGTGTTTCTTTCTCCCTAATATCTCCAAATAGAACTCGTTCATCCTTCTTATCAAAATAAAATGAACGCATAGAGGAAGCAGGGTCTAGTATAAGTTTTGTCACTAGCCCCAACGTTTCCCTTCAACAATAAACGACCCATCCTTCTGAATAGGGATAGTAACTGGCACAACTGTGCGACCATCAACGTAGAGCATGCCGAAGCCCTGTTGCCACGTGAATAGTCCACCTTTAATATACTTGGCCTGCTTATAGTTCATTAGATTGCCAACTTCCATGCCCCAGATAGTTTGTGTTGGCGAAGTTCCGTAGGCTTGGGTATGGTGCGCCAGTCCCATTCTGTGGGTATGTCCGCAAACTACTGACTTGCCTGTGCGCATTGCTAAACCTAGGGCTGTAAGCCCACCAGTAGACTTCATGGCACCTTCATCGCCGTGCATTAATAACCAGTTAGGTGCTAACTCATACGGCTTAGTATGGTATGTAGCGCCGATAGAATCCAAGCGCAAGAACTCTGGAAGTTCCAACTCGGGTAGCCCGAGCAACCCAGGCGCACGCATCATTACTGTATTGTATAGTCGGTCAGTATGATTAGAACGAATGATATGTTTAACCTTGAGTGCTTCAAGCACGCGTGTAGTTTCGTCGCGGTCGCGACCGATAGAACGCTCATACTCTAGAGGTGTGCCTTTAGCCCACTTAGAAATAGTCTGCATGTCCATTTCATCACCAACTGAAACTACTTCGGTTGGCTTATACGCCTTGATAAACTTTGCTAGGTTATCTACGGCTCGCTTGTCATGATAAGGTATCTGTAAATCAGACACACAGACTATTGTTTTCATTACTTGGCTCGTCTCTTGTTCTCTTTGGCAACGTTCTTCTTATGAGTCATTGCTTGTAAGTTCTTGATGCCATCGCGCCCAGCGCGACCACCATTATCCTTATGGTCTACGTCTACAGACTTTTTCAACTTCTTACCAGTAGCCTTCTCATAATCCAAACGTGCTTTATTGGTAGAGGTAGTCTCCGTGGTTCCGTCCTTCTTCTTCTTTTTAATAACATAGATAGGACGTCCACCATTTTGTTTACTGCCTTTGTAGGGTCCAAAGATTTTCATTTGCTTCTCCAAGTGTCATTAAAGGTTGCGATACAATACCAACTACATAAAACGATTGGAATTAACAGTAGCCATTTCATTATTTATCCCACTTATCTCTTAGTAGTAACATGCCAATAATGGCGTAGTTTGCCATATCTTTGAATGAATCCTCAAGACTTTCGTGTTCTGGTTCATTCTTTGAATCAACTAGGTTATTAATACGTGCCAACTTATCGTGCATCCGTACACGTAAACCATTGATGGCACCGCCAGGAGCATCAGCGATGTTACGTGGACCGTAGTCGCGGTGCTTAGAAAGCAGAAGCGACATCAGTTCATCGTATATAATCCTTACTTCGTCTGCGAATTCAAGAGTGGGACGCTTAGGTTTATATTCAACTGATTTTCCTGGATGTGAAAACTGTTCACCTTTAATCCTTGGCCCACCAAGTGATTTATAATCTGCCATATCTCTTCACGCTCCATCTTCGTTATCATCGGATTCATTTTCTAGTAGTTCAGCCAGAGCCTTATCAAAGTCTGACATTTGTTCACGTACTACCATATCTTCTATGATAGTTTTCATATTTCCTGGACTTGCTTCTGCTGCGTATAATGTTGCGTATGTTGATTGGACTATGGAACTAATCATGTCAGGGTCGTCGATATAACTATAGATACAGCGAAGTAATGAGCCAACCATAAGCGTATAGCCATTAGGCAGGATTAACTTAGGGTCAAACTCTTCTTCACCGCCTGTCTCAACTAGATGGTCAGTAGCCTCGAAGATGTTATCGAACTGTTGACCACACTCTTTACATGGTGGAATAGGTATATCATTCATCGATTGTTAATCCCATCTTATCCCGAATATAGTCCGCTCCGAACTTGACAAAACAACTATTGACGTCTTCTCCGTCGGGCATTGATACGACTGTAACTGGCAATTCTTTGGCAAGACTATTGGCAAATTCTTTTCCTGGTTGGTCGCCATCTGAAAAAATAAAAACTCGCTCAAAGTCTGCAAGCAATCGTGTGTAATGTTTCTTCCATGAGTTAGCGCCTGGAACTCCGACGCAAGGAATGCCAACACACTTAGACATAGTAATGGTATCAAGTTCACCTTCGCACACCCCAATCCAATCCCCTGCTACTTCGATATCTAATACGTTGTACATCTTGGTCTCGGCTCCAGCCATACCCATATACTTAGGTTCTACTGCTGGGTTAAGCGAGCGAAATCGTAAGTCTACTACACCAGTCTTAGTAATGTAAGGTATTGCCAAGCGACCTTGATACTGCTCATGTCCTGGCTCAGGGTCAACGACGACGCCTAATCGAGCCACTCGCGCTACTTCCCTTGTTATTCCCCGACTTGCTAGGTAATCTTCCGCCTGAAAGATGCTTGCCGCGTACTTGGCTGTGGCTCTCCCCAGTAATTCCTTCTGCGAAAGACTTTGCTTCACGTATATCTACTCTCTCTTGTCTTGCAATAATTTGGATACTGTTGCCGTTCATTCCGCAAGCGAAACAATTGAACAGATTATCCTTGGTATTAAAACTAGCACTTGCGTGTGAATCATTGTGGAACGGACACTTGATGGTTACCTGCCCTGATGAGCGAGTAATGTTTGCCCCATAATGTTTCAGTACTGCTACAATATCTGGTAAATCATCATCCGAATACATCGCCCAACCTCATAACTAGATACGCATCATCTATAGACTTGCCTCTTGCTTTGATTACTATTGCTGCAATTACTTCGTCACGTTTCTTGCCTCTTGCTTCCGCATAATGCGCTGCTTCTGTTTGAGCCTCTTTCGTCCAACCGCTGAGGTCAATAGCGTTGCCCGCCCCTGGGGCTTTGCATTCAATGACCCCAATGCTGCCCAAGAAGTCTGCTCTAACCGCAACATCGCCCTCGTCCTTTGCGCCCGCACGAGCCAACCTCTCAGCATCATAACCACGATTACGGAACCAATCACGTATATCAGTTTCAAATGTTGCTCCTCTAGCCTTATGACTTTTCCTAGTTGTCATGCGTTCTCTGGAATATCTTCTATGTACATGTACTCTGGGTTAAATGCTAACCAAGTCATTAGCGTTCCTCCAGCATCTGCTCTTCCATAACGATTTTTGACAGACGCCACGCCCATAGATGTGCCGACAGTTCCGAGCGTACATATGAGCGCAGGGAGTTGAGAGACCTTACCTTGGATAGCCGACCTCGGCTGGCAAGGATTTCCAGGTACTGCTTCCGAAGTGTGATGTAGTACGACAATCGCTGCGTTAGTTGCTCTCGCAAGGTACTTCAACTCCTTCATAATTGCTCGCATAGATGCGAACTCCTCGCCACCATCGGTGGCTACGTCCATCAAGTTATCTAATACAATAAGGGTTGGCGGACAACCCCATAGTTCTTCAAATGCTTGTACTTCTTCATCAATATCTTGTAGTGTAGGTGATGATTCGAACGACCAGACTATATGGCTTCCTTTTTGGAGGACTGCTTTAGTCCAACCAACATCAGTATTAAGTTTCTGTTCAACATCGCTCTGGCTCTTGCCAGAAATCATGGATGCCAAGCGCATAGCCATTGTGTGTGCATTAGTATCTGCTGATATATACAATGTTGGAACATTAGTCTTGAGTGCTAACGCTAGCGCAAGTGTTGATTTACCTGCCCCAGGAGCACCAGCAAACATAGAAACTTCTGAACGCCTAATAATAATCTTGTTCGCTTCGAATGCTTTAAAGCAACTAGGTAGGGGTTCGCCACCAATAGAGGCTCGTCCCACAGACCTTACGAGTGTACGCATTGTATCCCCTTCCCTAGTTACTTAAAATGGAAACTGCTCTTGTTCTAGTTGACTGGCTTGCACTGGTCCGCGCCCTGAGGCATCGGACAGACCCACATCGCGTATGGATTTCCCGTCTTGCTGGAGATTCCCGATTTGTACTTCCGAGCCCCGTGCTGACATGTCGGACCCGTTGTTGGGGTTGCCGTAACTGGTGCTACCGCTGCCTGGGGAGGTACGAATGAGGGCGGAGGCGCGATGTTTGTAGTGGAACTCGGCATCGATAAAGGGGCTGCCACCGACGCACCTGTTACCAACTTCTGCACCGCAGCAATCTGGGTAGCATAGTCACCTATGCCTTCAAGCAATACGCTGAGTTCATCAGACGTGTTAGCACGAACGTTAATCATAGCATCGCCAGGAATCTTATATGATACCTGTAACTTCCATTCTTCGCTCATTTATCTTCCTTCTTTGTTGAGAACTGACAATGCGCTGTGAGTCCACAGCGATACTGACAGTTGTTAGTGTTAGGCAAGAATACACCTGCCTTGCGTGCTTTGTCAAAGCCTTCGACTAAATACTCCATCTTGTCGTATGTATACTCTGACAAATCAATCATCTCAACGGTATTGCTACCACGAGACATGTAATAATTACCCCAGTTAACTTCTACGCCAAAAGCCTGCTCAAGTCCTAGTTTATAGAAACCTAACTGGAGAGTACTGGTTGGCACTTGCTGTGAGGTCTTAAGGTCTACGATGACCAGTTGACCATTAACCTCAAAAACTCTATCGATAAACATCTTGATAGGAACACCAGCAACAATAGGTGTTAGTCCTAGTTCTACTGCTGGCACTCCTTCTGGGGTAGTCCAAATCTTCCAGTTAGGGTTAGCCTTACGCCAAGCAATGTAGTTTTCGACCCACATAGGGCCAGTAGATTGCCAGAACTTCTCATCTTCCTTGTTGGGGTTAGCCTTGGTAGCACGACCACCAACACGAGCATTGGTTAGGTCAATATCACCTTTAGACTCTGCCCATGCTTTATCCCAAAGTACTTGACTCATAGGTTCTCCTTGTCGTACAATTCACAGGCAAGGTGGAAAGCGGAACCTCCGACAGACCACACCGATGGCTCTTCTTGCTTATTGAGCAGTCTACCTAGGTAGTATTGAAATCCGCAGTCCACGTAAGTGGTAAATGCGGAATAGGATATATGCTCAGGTAAGTCATATTCTTCTAGTTGGATTGTCATATTTTGAGTATACACTAGCGTTAGTTGACTGTCCAGTAGTTTGTGTTGAGATAACTACTAGACAGATAGAGATTGATGTGTGTATACTTATATACAAGAACATATAATGTATATAAAGGCCTTCGGCCTAATATGTACATAATATATAATTAACTATATCTAAGGAGTACTATGTCCACATTGTGGTCTGTGTTTTATGGTGTATTGTTAGCAAATGTTACATTCTACCTGTTTGATTTAGCAGTAACGGCTATCAAGTCAGCCAAGAATAAACGAGATTTAGACTTACTCTGGGAGAGCCTAGAGGACGAAGAAGATGAAGATTAACCTTTAGAGACGACAAAAGACCCCCTCGCCCTGGAGTAATCCAAGGTAAGGGGGTTTCTTGTTCTAAGTTGTTACTTACTACCGATTCCGAACTCTGTTGCTTTAGGGTCTAACGCCTTAAGGATTGGTCCAGCAACTGCTGCTAGTGCTGCTAGTGCTAGGTCTTTAGGGTCCGTTACTCCTGCTAGGAACAACGCAATTACTGCAGCAACCGCTGCCCGTAGGTAGGTTGATGCAACTGCTTTTACTTTATTCATTTTATCTCCTTCTTAGGTAGTGGCTTCGGTATGATAGCCTTTACTTTATTGACTAATGTAGGCTTACCCAACCAAGGAAACCAAGGGGAAGTATCTTTCCCACAGTCACTCTTGATAGAGATATGCAAATGATGGTTATGCTTGTTCGGACCAGTATAGGCATGGTCACCCTGCTCTTTAGACCAGATGCGACCAGCATGAATTAAATACTTAACACGCTTATCTGCTTGTAGTCTTTGAAAGGCATCAATACAGTCAATGCCAAACTTAGGGTCATGTGTTACATCTACTGCGTAACCGCTATTATGGTCTGAATCAGGATTCTGTATTTGGTGCGCAGCAGAGGGTAGGAGTCCATCGCTGGCTTTCATACGCTGTGGTTTCAGCGCCGTTGCTTGGCGCAATACTGCTATTGCAGCAGGTTGCGCAGTTTTTGCAAGAGGTACAGTCATTGTTACTCATTTCTCTGCTATTAATTTATACAGGTCATCGATGCGTTCTTCTAAACGCTTTACTGAATCTTTGAGACTTGACCCCCCATTGGGCTTTAGTTCATAGAGGTAATGCTTTACTAACCATCTAATAGAGCCAGCAAATGCTGTGACTATTGCGATGATTGCTACGGCTAATGAAGCCCAATTGGATGCGGTCATAGTTATTCCTTTATAATGAACGGATAGTGACTAGAAGAACTCCACCGAATCCAGTGAATCTTTTTCCAGTTGGTGTACGATTTACAAAATTAATCTCTTCGATAATTCCAATATAGGATTCTCCAGTTCTGAAATCATCTACGCGAACTGAATCGCCAGCACTTTCAATTGCTTCTAGTGTTGATAATCTTTCATAAGCACTGCCATCGTAGCCAATCTGAACGCCATTCTTATCTTTTTCATTATCAAATAATGCAATAGGATATTGAATAATTCGCTTGCGTGCTACTGCTGGCAATGCTTTTAATTGATAGCCGAAGAACTTTGGCCCCTTTGTGCTATCAGTTGCACTCCTTGATAATGTAAACTTAAATGCCATGTATTCTTGAGCATTAACTGGATAGGTAACATTTACTTCTGGAGTAAAGTCACCAGCATCAAAGTTTCCAATTGAGTATTCGTTGCCATCAGAGTCGATTGATTTAATATTAAACGCACCATCAGCATTATTAACTCTTGCTTTAATAATTTTAAACACTTTATCTTCAAGAGTGTCATAGCGAATTTTACCAATTTGTAGATATCCAGAACTTGCATGGACTGTACTAGACTGCACAGCAATGCCATTGCTTCCAGAGGTTGTAAATGCTATTTGTGAACTGTTGCCTATGAAATCAACGCTGCTACCATGCCCTGTAACTCCATCAAGGTAAGCATCTGTTGCATAAGCAAAACGTAGTGTATCAATTTCATTGTCTAAGTCAATACGGTATAGCCCAGCGTATCCACCTATGGAACCAGTTAGCCATACATATGTATCTCGAAATGCAAAGTCTTCAACACCAACAGAAATTTCAATAATAAGCGGACCATAATTAATAGAGCCATCTTGGTCTGAAACATTGGCTGCTCTTACGCCCTTGTTAGTGCCTATCATCAAGTAGCCTAAATAGTATTCGATTTTATTTACAAACTCACCAATTGGAAGTTGCGCTGCAATTACTCCAGATGTAAGAACTGGCATTGAACCATTGCTTGAAAGAGTGAATTTATAAATAGCAGAGTTTCCGCCAGCATATCCTGATGCATAGATAGCCCCACCAGATTCAGATATTGATGTCCATACCCAAGAAGTGTTAGGGTGTGTATAAACTGGTGTTGGTAATGATAAAGGACTTCCTGTGGCACCAGTTAACTCGTAAATGGAGTTAGTAACAGCAGCAACTAAACGTTGCTTAACCCAAGCAAGTTTTACGCGACTACCAGTTGCATAGTACTCACTCCAACCAACAGAGGCTGCATTTAATGGACCAACATAGATGTGGTCACTATCTGCTACAAATAATCTTGTACCATCCGTACACACGCCACCATCTAAAATATTGCCTAACCCAGTAGGGGTATAAGTTGTTATTACTGTGCCGTCTGCTTGAAAAGATTTAATTGTACTAGTGCCAGGGATATATCCGATAACTACATCGGTACTTCCAGACATAGCAGAGATAAGTTTGTATATACCAGTTGTGACACCAGGCATATTTGCTGTCTCTTTTAATAAGGTTACTTGCCCTTGTGTCCATACATCTACATTGCGACTATCTGTATAGCGAGTGTATCTAACATCAACAGAACTAAAGGAGCGTTGAGTGTCATAGAATTTAATACCCATACCAGAATGGAAAGATGATTGACTTCTCAACCACCAACCAGTCAGTGATTGCTCGCCAGGTTCTGAACTAGAATCAAATTGGTCTTTACGATAAGGCGCAGTCTGACGGCGGTATGGAGTTTCATCTGATGTGTACATGAAAAAGGGTTGGCCGTTGATTGATAAATCGTAGGCTTCACCACTAATCTGATATGTTCTAACACTGTTAGGGTTAGATAATGGATAGGGTAAACCTTCTGTAATGTTATCGCCGTATGCCATAATTTCTCCTACTTAACTTGTCGTTTATCCCATTCGGATTTATACATTACTTCCATACGATTGTCATCATATGTAACACACACTTGCTCTGGGACTGTATTGATTACCTCGACTTTGATTGTCATAGTATTTCCGCGCTCCATCCTTGATATGCTCCTGCAGTATTATTTGTTACTAATTCAACCATCTCGCCAGTTGTAAATGATGCGCTAGATGCTGTATAAACATAAGTAGCCGAAGTTAAATTACTTTGACTAGTAGCATAACTTGTCATAGTATAAGCAGTGTCATTTGAGCACTTGAGCAATGCGGTAAGGAAATTGTCTGACGATGATACTGCTATTCTTTTAGTAGTTTTAAAATGAACAGTTACTTTTGCTGTTGTAGCACCAGTGGCATATCCAGTACCAAATCGCATATATGTACTATCAGAAGTCCATCGTTCATAATAACGCTGGGCTAGTTTAATTTCTTGTCCAACACTATTTCCGCAAAGCACAAATGGCGTAGCAACTGAACCAGTTTCTAATTGTACTCCCGTGATATCAAAATAATCATTAGCACCCGCTGTGCCAACTGGTACATACTGCGTGACCACTTGCACTTGAGTAGCAGTTGTTGCAATAGTTCCAGTAAAAGTAAAGCGTTGCCATGATGTAGTTAATGTAGCGTTGCCAGTGATTGGGGTTGCTGTGCCAGTATAGGCGGAGCCTAATCCTGCTTCATTTGTTCCAGTTCCAGTATATACTCTTACTTGTAGTGCATCAGATGTTGCTGAATAGTTAGCACCTTTGCGAGCATAAAAAGAAAATGTAACTGCTTTATTCTGCAAGGGGACAGAGTTTAATGTTTCAATAGTCTGACCCACGTACAATGTATCTGTTGCAGTATTGGCACTTGTTCTTTGGGTTCTAAGATATGAACTAAATCCTTCTGGGGCAGTTGTTGTACCCATTACAGAAGTTGCTCCAGTTGAACCAGCGGAGCGACGGACAAAGAATCTATCTACTGGGAATGAGGCGGATGTCGAAAGTGTTGCCCCATCACCTCTTTGCAATGCCATTATTGCACCATTAATAATTTTATTCTTGCCAAGTTCTGCAGCATTCCAAGATACTCCAGCAGCGGCTGATGAATCAGCAAGTAGAACAGTTCCAGTAGAGCCAACTGCTACTCTAGATACTGCGCCACTTCCTGTGGCTGCAATAGTATCACCCTTTGTAGTTACTGTTGATAGAGGAATCTTTGCTGTATCCGAAGTCGCTGCCCATTTAACACCAAGAGTTTGAGTGGAATCAGCAGTAAGAACATAGGTATCTGTCCCAACAGCAATACGCGCTGGAGCATTTGCTGCCGAAGCACCAATCAAATCTCCCTTTGCTGTCATTAAAGTTTCAGGAGATTTGCTAGTGAAGTTAGTTAAGTCTTCGCCAGTTAGTACGTGTTTAATGACTGCACCATTATAATGAATAATGCCAGTAGTACCAGCACGACCGCGAACTACTGTAAGAGTGTCAGTTGATTGATTAGTTACAAATACAATTTCTTCATTAATCGTATCTGGGTCGATAGCAATTGCAAATTGGTCTCCACTTGTAAATCCAGAACCTAACATAAGTGAAGAGCCAGTTCCCGTTGCTACACTTATTGAGGTAGCAGTTGCCGAGATGTCGTTCTTAAGAATAGTTTCAGTGCTGGTAGATGAGTATCGTCTAGTCATTTATTTTCCTTATCGTACGTAGTGGATTTTAGTAGGGAAGCGACCATATAGACGAGTAGACTCTTCCTGCAGTCTTTGAGAATATAGAGCATAAATATATTTTGATACACTAGTTCCAGCATTTGATGGCAACTTTGTATCAGCGGCATCTGATTCAGCGGATACTGTATTGAGTCGTCCAGCATCGATAAATGATAGCAATCGAGAACATGCTCCAAGGATGATTACATCCTTTGACGAATCTGGCAATCCAGTAATGTCTGCATACTCTTCGCTATTTGCATCTAAAGTATTAGGAACAGATGTGTACCATACTTGCACCGTGCGACCAGGGCTTATATAATCATAAATTGAAATAGATGAGTTTGAATTAAATGCTGTAGCGTTAGCCATAGAATCTGGTCGCCAACGCTTAACTGGAATCCACTCTTTAGATGGGCCAACTGATTCCCATGAAACAGATAACACATCTTTGCAATCATCTGGTAGCGCATAAGAAGATTGAACTGGATTAAATGTAAATGTAGTTGAGTTTATTGCCCACAGTTTTGGAAATACAGCACTAATTGTATCGTTGATTGCTTGTTTAATATTCTTTCTTGGAAATGCTGGTGATAAAGTTACTTGAGCATAACGAGAATGCGGTGCTGGAGTTGTACCCATATAACCGCGACCAAAGCCAGGGATTATATTTAAAGTATTGGTTGTCTTGTCAAAAGAATCAACCCATAATAGTTCATCATCAATTTCTGCAATACCTTTTGCAAGGTTACTAGATGAGCCAATTGTAATAGTTGTATCAGTTGTAGTGATTCCACTAGTATTTGCTAGATAAGTAATTCTATCTTGTTGGAGTGTATATCCAGCAAGTTTGCTTTTTACTTCATCAACCATCTCATCAAGCGTTGGCATCTGTTTCCTCTTCTATAGGCTCTTCAACTGGCACCATAAACTTGCCAGTTGTTCCATCGTAAGTCCAGCCAATTCCTGCTGAATTTTCTGGTGTGTATTCAATGAGAGTCACACCTAAATCTTTTTCTGCTTGTTCTTTGTCATCGGCAACGATTACATTTGAAACCGTATTGCCACTCATCACTGCAAATGTAGCCATTATTACTCCTTAGTAGTAAAGATAAATTACACCGTTGCCGCCGACGCCACCTGTGCCTGAGTTGTTGGCAGCACCTCCGCCACCTCCACCATTACCACCTGCGCCACCTGTGTTGGCAGAACCATTAGAGCCAGCGGCAATATAACCGCCACCTCCACCACCTGCACCAAATAGAACTCCTGTACCAGTCGAACCAGTTCCACCAGCAAATAAATCACCAGTTCCACCTGCTCCACCTGTGCCAGTACCAGTAGTATTGGCAGAGCCACCACCGCCTGCAATTAAACCCTTGCCACCTGCTCCACCAGTTTGAGTACCAGTAGCACCGTTAGCACCACCACCACCACCACTTGAAACACCAACTCCGCCAGCACCACCAGTTGTAGCAGCAGCAGTTCCACCTCCACCGCCATAACCCAAAGTGCCAGGGTTTCCAGTACCAGCGGAAGGTGCGGCTGTATAACTAATTGCACTAGCAGAAGCGGCTGCTGTTCCAGCACCGCCACCTGCGCCGCCAAAAATTGAAGCAACTGAGGCAGTAGTTCCACCACCACCAGCGCCGCCACCTGCTATTACCATTCCAAAAATTGTATTTCCACCTGTTGAACCTCGGCTTAATGAGCCACCAGTTCCACCCGCGCCAATTGTATAAGTCATTGTGGGCGTTGCCCAAGTCCACCCAACAGAATATCCACCAGCACCACCACCACCTGCATAGGTAGCAGATGAACCACCACCACCGCCTCCACCTATGCATACTGCATAAACACGTTGGATACCAGTAGGAATTGGAGTTGACGTTCCACTTGTTAAAGTTTGTTGCAATTTTAACCCAATAGGAGCATCACTGAATTGTGAATTTTGATAAATGTTTACACTCATTATTTGTTTTCCTTAATAGAAAAGATAAAGTATTCCTGCACCACTTAATGCACTGCCACCTGAACCACCACCACCACCACCTAAACCACCAGCGCCACCAGTTCCGCTCGAACCATCTGCACCATTTCCTGCTACACCTGCACCGCCACCACCACCGCCGCTTGCGTTAGTTTGTGTTCCCCCATTACCCCCAGTAGTGATAGCACCAGTAAGTATATTTATTCCATTGCCACCGTTGCCACCAGTGCGTGTTGTAGTTGTAGTACCATTGCCTTGACCGCCACCGCCACCCACTAAACCTGAACCACCATTACCACCAGTTGAAGTTCCAACAGATGCGTTACCAAAACCACCTGCGCCGCCTGAAATTCCGTTACCACCGCTACCGCCAGGAGTGTTGCCAGCAACGGCACCACCACCAGTGCCAGCATTGGCGCCAGCGCCACCATTGGTTCCAGTATTATCACCAAAACTTGCTCCAGCAGGTTGTCCAAAATAATTAGTTCCAGAACCTAAAGAAATAATATGTCCATATCGAGTGTAATTACTTGTATTAGATGTTGTTGCTGCGCCAACTATACAAGATGAATTTGCTGGCGTCCAACCCCAAGCAATACCACCCCCAGCGCCACCATAACCAAAAAAACCACCGCTACCACTTCCAACAGCAATTGCGTATACCCAAGTGATGCCAGATGGGATTGTCACAGTTGTGGTTCCAGCATTTATTGTCTGACGAAGTGTTAAACCGTAAGGCAAAATAAAAGATGTTTGTTGATTAGGTGTAATTGTATTAGAAGATTGTTGCCAAGAAGATACTTGCGTACCTGCTTTACTCTTGCGATATATATTTGACATTTTAACTCCTAATAAAAAATATAAAGAATGCCTGCGCCGCTTGTGCCGTTTGAGCCAGCACCTGCACCACCACCGCCTAAGCCACCTGCGCCAGCAACAGTCGCTGTAGCATCAGCACCATTTCCTGCTACACCACCACCGCCACCGCCATATGCTTGAACAGCAGTACCGCCTGCACCACCAGTGGTAACAGCACCAGTTAAAATGTTAATTCCATTGCCACCAGTACCGCCAGTATTTGAAGCGCCCGTGTTAGCACCACCACCACCACCACCGATAATGCCACTGCCACCTGCACCGCCACCACCACCTGCTACAGCATTACTACCACCACCACCACCACCAGAGATTCCATCTCCACCTTTAGAAGTAGCACCGCCTGATGCGGAAGTTCCACCAGAAGCATTTGCTCCCATATTGCCTGGGCTGGTTCCCGATACTCCTGCACCACTAGTCATACCATAATAATTTGTAAGGGGAGTGATTGTGCCACCTGAATAATTTCCACCGCCTCCACCCATTGATGGAGTTTGACCGCCACCTGCATAACTGGCTCTTCCACCACCACCTGTAATTATGCTTCCATAACGACTATAATTTCCTTCAGCCAAACCAGTAACAGCAGCGCCTACAACACAAACTGATTGCGCTAAAGTCCAACCCCAAGAAATACCGCCTGCACCGCCGCCACCACCTGCATAGGTGTTACCACCGCCTCCGCCAGAGCCAACTACTATTGCATAAACCCAAGTGACACCAGTAGGGATTGTGACAGAAGTTGTACCAGCATTTACGGTATGACGAAGTGTCAATCCATATGGAAGTATAAAAGATGTTTGAGATGCTGGAGTAACTATGTCGCTTTGCGACCAACTAGAAACTTGCGAGCCAGACTCGCCTCTGCGAATCGGGTTAGCCATTAAGAAATCCTATTTACGTAACCTGAAACTGTAATAACGTTGGCTGTTGCAGCGTAGGCTGCAATTGTATTACCGACAGAACCAGTGCCAGCCAAAATAAGTCCAGGGACTACCAAAGTCAATCCCGATAAAGAAGGAATAGTAATCTTAATATCATCATCAACTGCGGTTGTTCCACCAAATTGAATGGTCAATAAGCGAGCCGCTGTATCTGAGTTGTAAGCATATAGCCACACTTCATCATAGGCAGTTGCAGAAGTACCTGTTGTATGAATAGTTGTACCAGTAGATGCAGTCGCCACTACTTTGATTGGTGAGCCATCTGTTCCACCTGAGAACGGTACCTTTGTAAATGTTGCCATTATTACTCCTTAACTAAATACTTGCTGTGAAATTACGCCTTGGTCTGAATCATAACTT